GGATCATATCTACCTGCCATCAATTCATAGTAATACATTTTGGCAAGACGTCTTGCTGTGCCTTTACTGTTGGGATCAGTTGCTCGGTCAATCAACAATGTATCTAGCACTTGTTCAAAAGCCTCTGTGGCTTCGTCAATCAACTGATCTCGATCTTCGTCATTCACATAACTGCTTATGTTGTCACCGGCCCAATATCTCTTGCCGTCTGCCTGCATCTGTTCTCTAATACGATCACTTACTCTTGTATATTTCATTTAATCTCCAATAATTGCGATATCTCTTAGATCTGGATATTCGTGATATTTAGGTTGTTCATTCAGTGTTAGAAGTTTTTCTAAACCGATCCTTGCATCTTCGATAGTGGGGCGATAATGATAACCAACCTTGAAAACACGCTGTTCCTGCCACGGCAAGAAATTGAGATTTCTTCCGTCATAGCGTTGTTGTAATAGTATATCATATGCCTCGTAATCGTCTAACAGTATAGCACCACCGTGGCCTATCTGTAAAGGTTTATTATGACCAAAACTCAAACACTGCATCATACCAGGCCGATACATGCCGTCTTCCAATCTTCTAGCACTATCCCAAATGTCTGTTCCGTAAAATCTATACTCACCTGTCCATTTTTCTGGAACTAATTTGTATTCTATTCCTAACTTGTGCATGATCATTGGGATTGATAGATAGGTGTATGCGGTAAACTTGACTCGTTGAACCTTATTGTAGCGCAAACATAACTCAATCGCATGTGTACAGCAATCAGTCATTATGGCATAAGGTGCACCAGTTTTCTTTGCTAATAATTTTTCAAATTGCGCTATTTCTTCAAAGGCCACGTGTGTACCATTTATAAGCTGAATCAACGATTTGGTTGATAGTTGAATAGTTAGGACGCCAGTTCAGTACTGATTGTGCTAGGCCAGCATCTGCAACTAGTTGATCCGGATCTCCGGGCCTACGTTCGCCTACGTGTAATTTTAACGGTCCATATTTTAATGTAATATAATCTACAATTTCTTGATTGCTTATTCCGCTATTGGTTCCCAAATTAAACACTGCAAATTGCTGATCAGTGTTCCAATGTATAGCTCTATGATGTGCATCAGCTAAATCCCATACATGAATGTAATCTCTAATACAGGTTCGATCTGGTGTTGCAAAGTCTACACCGTTTAGAGTGAAAAATTCATCACGAATTTTAGATTCTAATAATCTAGCAATGATGTGTCCTGCGCCCGGTGCTTGACCTAGGTCGTGATTGTAAGGTTCGGCACCGGCGGCGTTAAAGTATCTAAAACAAACACCAGGTAATCCGTATGCTTGGTTATAATTTTGAAGCACTACTTCAATAATATCTTTAGTGTGGCCGTATGGACTAATAGGTTTTATCCTGTCAGTTTCAACCAGTGGAACATGATCAGGGTTGCCGTACACACTAGCACTAGAACTAAAAAGAATAATCGGTTTCTTTTTATAATCCTTAACATGATTTAAAAATGTAATTGTCTTTGCTACATTGTTATCATAATATTTTGCCGGATCTTCAACACTTTCTCTAACAGAGATATCCCCGGCACAATGTACAATGACATCGGGTTGTAATTCGTCTAACCATAATAAACTTTGTTTAGATACATAGTCAGTATGTAAAAATCCATCAACATTTTTTAATGTGTGATCTCTACGCTCACTATCAATAACATACACACTTGAATTTTTGTTGTGTTGTTTTAAATAGCGAGAAATGTGACTACCAATGTAGCCACATCCGCCTGTAATGACAATTTTCATTAGTACTTGCTTTCGTGTGTGTGTTTACGATAGTCTGTACTCATTCGCAACCAGGATTCTCCGTTGCCTTGGAGAATATCGCAGATCCTATCAATAGTCGAGTCGTTCCACGCACTAAACTTGCCCATGTTGTTGTGCGGATGTTGTAAGAGGGGTACAAGTTTTTGTATTGCATCTCTAATCGACCACGGGACATAAAGTCTCTCGCTATCATTTGCAAAAGCTTCGGGGAAACTTCTGTAGGCGGGGTATAAAATATTAGCCCCAAGAGCGTCAGCTTCACTTGCTGTGTTCGAAACCCAATCCTGTAGAGCACAATTAAACAATACTCGCGTATCCGTGAGTAATTCATAGTAATCATTCTTTTCAAGATCTTCATACACAGTCAGTTTGCCTTCGGCCTGCAGTCTACGTGTACGTTCCATGTAACTGCTATTGTTACTACGCAACTTGCTGCCGCTGAATACACAGAATTCTACCCGGGGCCAATCGTTATATGGCAATGTCTGCAGTCTATGATATTCTTCGATTAGATCCATGTAGAAGTCTGGCTGCTTCTCTTGATCCCACCTAGCAGCAAAACCTACACGGTAAGCTCTATCTTCGAATCTTTTTAGATCTCCGGGTACACGACTGCGTACTTCGTCTTTACCAAACGCCAGTCCACTGATATTATACAGCCTACCCTGCCAGCCTGCAACCTTCATGTGCATGACCATTTCTTCATTAGTGGCAAGAATTATATCGGCAAACGAGTCGACCATCTTTTCATAGTGTCCCATCCATTCTTGCATACCCCATACATGAACAAAATCATCGGGGTCAATAGTTTGTGCAAGACAGCGAACGGCAATGCGAGGACGGCTACCAGCGTCCACTTGATCCAAAATGTAAGGTAGGCTTTCGATGCCGGGTTGAAACATGTCCTCAAAGTATACAACATCTTCATTAGTAACTGCTCCTGCTTTCATTAGACGAATAAGATTCATAAGTTGGCTCATGCCAAAATATGTACGACCATGTGCATCAAGGACTTGACCAGTAACAATAGCTTGGTCATTGCTTAGTGTGTCGCCGGGCACAATTTCATAGTCGATGCCGCGGCGTTCAAACACTGCACGATTCCATTCTTGTAATTGTAATGTATAACGTGCCTTATAAGGCTCTAGGCCCATGTACCATAATTTACGCATTATTTTTCTCCTGTATCTGTAGCGACCTTGATATTTAGACCGCGTAGTGCGCTGTCAGGAATTTGTACTCTCGTTGACTTTTGAGCTATCACACTGTTCCAATATTCTTGTGCTCGATAGCCACCTTGTGTGAAATTCTTTTCAGGGTAAGAAAGTTGATTTTTCAATGATTGTACTTGATCATCAAGTCTTTTGATCCATCTCCAATGATCTTTTATGTCTTCTTGCATTCTACGCAATGGCCCTTGAGCTCGAACATCTGCTTCATTATCTCCGCTATCAGTCAATATCACCATCATCATGAGTTGACGTAGTGCATTCTTTACTCTAGGATCATCGCTGGTCATTGCTCGATCAAACATTTCCGTCAAACGTTCTAGATCGAAGTTGGCTGCGTCTTTTTCTCTCATTGCTCCACTCATTGTACACGATCCTTTTTAGCGTACCAATTCATCTTGGGCCATTTTCCACGTTGGGCACGATCAAACTCACCCCAGGGAGTTTTTTCATTGTATAGGTGTCTTTCATCATACGGATATCCGTATGTGACACAAAATTCACGATATTTTTCAAGGTCGTCAAAAATTTGACTGACTTCAGGTTTCATAGTCAGGTATTTCTTGAGCCATTTAGCGGCCATGTTTATCTCCTTAGATTTTTATTGAAAGAGAAGGTTGATGAGTTGCATAAGTTATGGAGCAGCCGTTTTCGTTGTCTTCGCTTACACTGATTGTAACATTGCGTTCGGGATACCTGTTAGCGATTTGAACATATAAATCATCTGCAATCATTTCACAACTTTTGTGATCTAATTGCAATACAGCTTGGTCGCCCGAATACAATTGTTCGATCCAGCGTTTGAACTGGATGAATTCGATGTCTCTGTCATTGTGAAATACATCAATACTAATCCTAAAATGAAATATATGGCGATGAGGATGGCCAAGGAACGAAACGTCATATTTGTCTCCGGTTGCGAGTAGTGGATCGGTCAGTGCTGCTGGATATTGATGGATACCTTCTCGAGAAAAAGTAACCCAAATCTGTCTTTGAGCGTGGTGTAAAATTCTATCAACTGTTTCTCTTTGTGATTGGATCATAATAAATTCAAGTTGTCAAAAGTTATTGTTTTAGTATAAATTCCAAATTGCAAATAGTCAATCAATTTGATTATCAAATCTGCGATTTGTGCGGTACTTTGTAATAGTTTATCTTTAGGTAATATACCGTTCAATGAATGTATAAAATTGGTGTCTAATAGAGCCGGATTAATTTCAATTATTTTTAATTGAGAATCAATTTGACGATGTATATCTATCATGTTTTTTTGTTTTCTTTTTTCTTCTATGTACTTTTTTTCTTTGGGATTGAAGTTTACGTAAAATGATTCAGGTTTGTCTACCAAGAAACTTCCTATGTGAATTATCAATTTGTTTGGATCATATCGCCATACTTTTAAAATATATTTAAGAAGCATGGTTTGCCCAAACGCATCGTATGCGTTGTTAATAAAAACATCTGCCGATCGACTTAATTGTAATATTTTTGCTATGGTACTAAGTTTACTAATGTCGTACCCATCAATGATATCATATCCTACAACTTGATTTTGACCAAAATTCTTATAATATTGTAGTCTGAGACAAAGAGCTTGCCCTAAGCCAGATTTATGGCCAGTTATAACCAATTTCATTTAATTACTTCGTCTTTGGTATACTGTGACCAATCAGTAAATACACCGTCTCTACGCATCAGGCTGTGTACACTATGGCACCACACCCCAGGATTAGAATGTGCAAAATTAGTATCATCGATTTTTATTGTTGCATTATATCCAAGCTGTTGTATATAGGGCAATTTAACCGATATCATTGGAATAAACTTTTGATATTCAACAAGAGTAGATTCTAGCAATCCTTCTACTTCTCTCACATCTATATCCAAAGTACACCAATAACCACGTCCTATAAAAGGCATGATCATATTTTCCCATCGTGTCCAATCTTGACTTGTAGCGCGACCTGTTGGAAAACTTTGGTTAGCACCAAAATATATGTGTTCAATTTTTTTGTTTACTTGGGTGAAAGGATCATTTAGTATCTGTTCAATGTCTTCAGTAGATTTCACTCCTGCTACAAAAAGAGTTTTCAAGCCATATGCTGGACTATGTTCTACTTCAGTGCCTAAAAACATAGTAACATCATTGTGTCCAGGTCTGTCCATTATTCATCACCATATCCTGTTCGTTGAGTATCTTCTTCCCACTGCAACTTGCTTAGTTTGCTGATTTCGTCTTTAATCAACAACTTTTTCTTTTTCAATTCAGCTAAATGCTCCACATCAACACCAGGATGATTTGTTTGCATTTCTGTTATTTGTTTGTCGAGTAATTTATGCATTTCTTCTAAATGATTGATTCTACTTTTATAGCTCATATTATTCCTCCAAATGAGTTTGCATAATTGTTTCTGCTTCGTCCTCAGACATTTCGTCTTCAACTTCTTCTACTGTTTCAAAAAGTGCATTAAACATGGTATGACTGTTCTTTGTTTTTTTGCCTTTGAATCCTCTTGTGCCAACGATGTCCATCCAATAACTATCGTAGCGTTCAACAATTGCTTCGGCACTTGCACGATCAGGTGCAGAGAAAACAGCTTCAACAATGTCTCTGAATCTAGCATGGTCACCATTGACATTCCACAGCATGCTAGGTCGTTCTCCTGCATCATACGCTCTATTCGCTCGCTGAACTGATTCAATATGCATCCAAACATTGTGCCCCATCATTAATGCGTAACTAAAACTATCCCAACTGGTTCGACCTTCCTTGCCATTTTTATTCAGGTCACCGGGTTGATATATACAAACATCTTTAATTAGCAAATGTTTACTTATTGGACTGTCCTCAAATTGTTCAAAGATACCATCTTGTAATACCGCATCTCGAAACAGTCTAGTGTCTGTGGCGTATTTCTTGTCATCGGCACTGGGCTTCATTTTGTACGACCATTTACTATCGTGTTCAAGACTAATGGCATGATACATCTGTCCATTGGCAGTAGCAAGAAACGGACTGGCGCAATCAAAACTGATTGTAAATGCTGGATTGACATACTTACGAACGGCTCGTTGAATGTCAGTTAGTAACAACGCCCATTCTAGTTTACTTGTTCCTAGAAAGTGCATCCAATCATGTACACCTTCTTGCAGTAGATTATCATATCTCAATGCAACTAATCTTTTAAGAACAAGATGAATATCACACATGTTCTGACCGCCCATAGCCCAGCCATCAAAATGTGTATCTGGATATATGGTAGGATCGCAGAACTGTTTCATTTCTTGATACCATTCTTCTGCCGAAGTATGATTGTCACCTTGAAGAACGTTTAGGAACTTAGCACCACCGTTGTTCTTTCCTTGACGGTGTTGCATAAAGTAATTGTTGTTAAACTTGGTAGCATCAACTGCTTCTTGGAGAGTAGTAATGCCGCAGGCCTTGCTTGCTTTCTTGTCATGGATAACCCAAGTTGGAATATCAAGAATCATACCATAGTCAGCAATACCGTCTAGCCATTTTAACACAGCCGAACGTTTCTTTTCAGCTTTTGAACACCCGCTATTGGCTTTCCAATCACCTTCCCACAAGCCCTTGGCAATCTGAAATCCGCCGGAGTCACCTAACATAAAGGTTCCAGGTTCTCTCTTGCGAACCATGTCTTCACTGGCATCCTCTTTAGTAAGATCTAGGTTTGCGTGTCCTCCGGAGTAGAGATTCCATCTGTAGGGGAACAGGGCTTGTTGGCTGTTCAGCCAATTGAATTGCTCCATGTCCTGTAATGCCTGTGGCATACGAGCAGGATCAACATAGTCATTGTTAACACGTTGTTTTCCTATAAAAGTTGCATAGAATCCAGATATAGCAGGCAAGAACACTGCATAATCTGATTGCTTTGCTGTTAAATTATCTTGGTTCGTCATAAAAATCAAGGTTACTTATAAATTTGTAGTCGTTGTGATATGTAATAATAATTTTAGATTTTAATTTAGGATCGTTGTCGATACGTGATTTGATAAATTTTATAACCTGGGCGTTATCGTAATTTGATTCTGATCTGTTATCTTCAATGTTATCAAGTGTATTTAGATCATAGCCCAAGTAATGATTTATTTGTTGCTTTAAATTTTTGTTAAATCTAAAATATACTGGATCGTAATTCAAAATTTGTTGTATATATTTTAACTGAAAGTCAGTATGATCATCAAACACGATTTGATCAAAGATTATTCTTTCGGCTAAATGGTTGTAATCAGAAACAAAGTGATCACTGCCATAGCCTGATCCTAGCAGGCGTAAAGAAGCGTAAGTACCAAATCCACTCAGCCATCTTTCTACAGGATCTCTTATTACCACCAAGCAATTTTTAATAGCAATTGGTTGATCAATGATATTCCAGTGTGACCAAGAATTGTATTTCAACAAATTAGTTAAATAGGTGCTTGCATTTTTTGGAATATTGAGATAAAATATTTCCCGGTCAGGGGACAACATACCTCCGCCGGGAACATATCCTGTGTCTTTGATCACTTATTTTTGTTGAGCTGGTAGAATATAGTTGTATTCAGCAATGCCACTGTCGACAGTGATCATGGCTGCACCTTCGTCACTGAACTTGATAGTTTTGTCGCCTGACAAAGATAGGATACTAATTACGGCACTCACTGGCCAAGACCATGCTTTGGTCAACGATCCTTGAACACTGTGTTGAAACACAAAGTTACCACTGTGGCTGCTGTGATCACCAAAGTAGAAAACCAAGTTGCTGTTATCGACCTTGGCAATAAATGTTGTTTCTTCGCTGTTGGCTTGAGCCTGGAACTTCATGCGTTGAATAGCTGCCACAGTGGGTTCAATATCCACTCCCCACTTGACACCTTTAAATTTTACAGTCTTTAATTTGTCATTGACAATAGCTGCAAGCATAAAACGATAATCGTTTTTGAAATCACCCGCATTGTTTTCAAAATGTACTCCATTTGGAATTCCATCATCTTTTTTCGTGATTGTTAATTTCGCATCATCTCTATACTCAGGGATATTCAATATAGTGTTTAGTTTGGCCAAGTTAGGCATACCAAATGTGCCAATGAATTCAGGAACTGGATTATGAAATTGTGCCTGCACAATTACTGTGCGTTCTTCGCTGACTGCTTCGATAATGGTCTGGCCATCTGACCCTGTAATTTTAACCAGATCAATAATGCCTAAACTGTGAGTATGTTGTACGATATCTTGTAAATAATCTTTCATGTTGAATCTCCAATAATGTTAAAATTTTACTATTGATTTTTGCTAATGTCAATTGACAATCTGCTTTATTTCGGCCAAAGTTTGTCCAACTTTGATTGATTTGAGAATACCAGGTTTATTTAATTCAATTATTGAGTAAGCTGGTTCGCAATTGTAAATAAATTTAGTTTCAAATCCGAGACTCTCAGCCAACGGTACCAAAATATTTTCTGGTACATAAGTCATAAAATAATTTTCAGCATAAGCCGCAGCAGCTGGCAGGTCTGCATTATTGTAGGTAAAAATCATTGTGCCACCTGGTCTTAGCCATTCGAATGCCTGTAAAAGAAACTGCTTGATGCTGTCGACACTAAGATAATTAAAAAAATTATAACTAAAGATCAAACCAAATTGATTTTTTGGTAAATTGGCTATTTTATAAAAATCTTTAATCAAGTACTTTCTGACTCTTCCTTGATACAGTTGAGGAAACTGTTGCACTGCACTTGTCAAAAATTCTGCAAATACATCGGCGATATAAAGCGGGTCACTGGCCACGAGATATTTGGTCCATTCGCCATCTCTACAGCCAATTTCTAATGCTGGGTATTGCCAGTTACTATACAAATTGATTCGTTGAAGTAAAACTTGTTCAAATTCTTCGTCATTACGCAAATTTCTCATTTGCCTAATAGTGTCTGGATCAAGGTTTTTCAATTCAAATTGATAATTATCTGCAAAAAACTGCGTAGATAGTTGATTTATTTTTTGCTGAATATTGGTTAATATCTGTTGTAATTGATTTTGATCACGCTCTAAATAATTTTTAATTGATATGTGTTCTTCTGCAATACTGTTTATACTACTAGAAAGATCTTGATCGATATCTTCAGTCAATACAACAAGTCGCGAATAATTTTTTTCAAGCTCGTCAAACAATGCTGAATATTGTAAAGCATTGGCCAGTTGATTTCTTAGTCTTACCAGTTCGTGCAATTTCATTGAATAACATAAGTAATTTGTAACTGTACTATTTATTCAAAGGTAAACAAGGTATCAAATGTTGTTTTGATATCAGTATAATTAGGTATATCCCATTCTAGTACTCCCAAGAGATTTTCTACCTTTTGATCCACAATTGTGGCTTCCATAAGATTATCGTCAAATGGCAATTCTTTAAACCAAGCAGGAATATGACTTTCATCTGTGGGATAACCTACACTGGTGTATCCTAACGCATTGTCTTTTAATTTGCAAACAATAGTTTTCATACCATCCACAATAGCCATGCTGTAATTGTCCCCGTGCATGCGCCGTAAGTTGTTCCAGTTAAGAGCAGCACGAACATGACCCGGCATATTGGCACGACCAAGTCGCTCTTCTTCTCGACCGTACTTGGTTAGATTATTGACACGTTTAGGTGTACCTTTTTCCCAAGCAGGTCTATCTTGGAACGCAATTTTGAATTCTCGTACACGGTCGTAGATTTCTTCCTTGTCTGCTCCAGTTAGTACCGCAGTCAACAGTTCACTCAAGAAGTCTTGTACAACCTTGGGAGTATCTGATCGTTTAAGATCAAGACCCATTGCTTTTACTTTACCGGGCTTGCCATGTGTGTCTAGTCTGTGCCCTTCTAGGTCATAGATAAGAACAGCATAGCGTTTTTTCTTTATGAATAGTCCCTTACTAGCGACAAGTTCTCGCCCCCCTCGTATTAGCTCACCCATTGGTCTTGGTACATGACAGGCCCTTTCCATAAAAGCCGGGAAGGAATCATTGACTTGATCTGCGATATTATCGTAAAGTTGGGCACAGATGTCTCGGTTCCATTCCATCCGACCTGATTCAACTTCTTCTCTAACTGCAGGCCATGCTGTAAAATAGCATGAATCAGTGTCACCGTAGATGATGGATTTGCCCACATGGTTATATTCTCCGAATATGCACTCATTGATATACGCATCCATGTGCCGCGCGATAATCCTTCCAGTGAGAGTAGTACTTTGACCAATTCTTTTATCGAAAAATCTACAACCTGGATTGAGGATCGCTCCGTAGAGACTGTTAAGGTTAATTTTCTTGACAAGTTGTCGCTTGTCCCAGAACGCTTGGTCTTCTTTCGTATTAGCTTCTTTTTTCTTGGCTTGTAATTCCTTGCGTTCTGCATACCACCTCTCTAATAGTCCAGGCACAACTGCTTTTTGTTCATAACTGAATATAGTACCATTTGCACTTAGCATCCATGGACGATTACTATCAAATATAAGTCTCCATATATCAGCTGCACTCATTATATCTGAACCGCCGGCTTCCCAATCAATGGTAATTTCTGTGCCAACTTCTCCATTCATTACTGCGGTATACTCAAGACTGCCAAACATGTTTTCCCATGCATCTGCAAAACTACTGCCACCGGCCATTTTTTCTTGAATATACCTGTCGGTCATTATTGGCCGCAGCTGACCGACGATCGACTCTTGTGCCATGTTAAGAGCGCGGATTGCTGACGGGTAGAGACTGTTGATGTCGATTGCTCCGATCCAGTCGTGCATGCCTTTTTTGGGGAAAGCAACATAGGCACCTGCTGCTTGCGTATCTCCTTGGTCATCTCTTCCTTTCCTATCAGGTACAACCATACCTCGTTGATGTGCTTCGTTGATAATTGCCTGCTCAGTCACTGCCACAGCACCCATGGTAGTTTGTAACAGCACGGTGTTATCATGTGCAAGTTCATTGGCTAGATCTAGGAATCGCAATTTGCGATCTAGATTGGCCACAAGCATGGTATCTTGTCGGTTGTAGTCAATGAACTTGGGAAAGTCTTTGTTGTATAGCTGATCCAGTGTGCCTTCGTATTGTGTCTTACGCTCATCTAGTTCGTATTCACCAATGGCATCCAAGCTATAACTGTGTCGCTCTTCATATGTGTATTTGCGATACAGTTGCATATAGTCCATATGCACTCGGCCAATTAAATCAAATGTGAGATTCTCTGCACCAAAACGTTCAAATGTTCGTTGTTTGGGTAGTTGATTCCATAGGCAGAATCTGCGGGTATCGTCCTTGGCCAACACCTTGGTTGTACGCATGACCATGTAAGGAATATCGAAGCCCTCTGAGTTCCACCCACTCAAGATGTCTGCATCTTCGATGATATCAAGAAATGTATTAAGTAAATCTTCTTCTCGTTCAAATAAAAAACAGTTGTCGTATTGGTTGCATATTTCTTGTGCCGTAGCCCACGAATAACTCTTGGGCGGCACAACCAACGTAACTAGTTTGTCCATCCAGTCTAGATACACGCTAATTGCTGTAATTGGATTGAACGGATCTTCAGGTTTTGAGAAACCTCTCGCCGGGTCAAAGTCTACCTCAATGTCGAAAAAAACCGTTTGTAATTTAGGCGAATTGGCGCCAAGATAGTTTGTCTCTAAACAGCGAAATATGGGATTGATGTCACTTTCCCACAAAATTTTTCCTGAGTTGATTTTAAGTTCTTTATGATATTCTTTGCTGTTGCGAGTGCTGAATCTTGACACCGCAGTGTGATATATGGTACGATACTTGCCCTTGGGATCATCATAGTAGAACACATATTCAGCGGGATATTCACGGTACTGTCGTTCGCCATTCACACGTTCTACCACACGAATGCGATCTTTGTCTCTGTCAAACAGAGCATCTATATAACTCATCTATTCTCCTTGTGTGACTTCTAGCTCACACTACTCTACATGCCGTTTTTGGTCCAGCGAGACCATGATATTTATTGTGCAAGCATTCTTGCTAGTCCTACTGTGTCAATTGTGACCAGTAGTAGATAATTGGCCAACATACCAAAGGAACCACGACTATAAGCACACCCAGCGTATATAGCACAACCTGTAATCCAGACTGGATACAGGACAAGAAGGGGTGGATTAGGCACGGTGAGGGCCATAGCGATAGCACAACCAATAGATAGAGCCCAAGCCAGGACCTCAAGACAAAAACGCAATCTATGACTCGCATAATCCTGCCGGATCCATTGTGAGATTTCATATAATATGTGATTCATTAGTCTGCATGCCTGGTTAAGTAATTGATTCTAATATTTTTTGCTCCAAAATATTCTTTCACACAGCGAACGACAATATCAGAATCAAATTCTTTACAACTAAAGACGTCAAAGTATGCAGAATGGTTTGTTTCAATAAAATGACCAGTGATGGTACTTGTGGTAATAAGTTGCATCAAACTGTAGCCTTGTTTGGGATCACCGGGTAAAAGATACTCTATCACCGGATCTCCGTGTGCTGTCATATCAATGCTCTTGACTAAATTGGTAACAAATGCGTGTATATTTGCACGACTTTTTATACCATCGTTGCAGCCAGAACAATCAAGCATCAAATGATACCCAAAGTAAGTCATAGTGTTTTACCTACAGTTTGCAGAATGGTGTTGAGTTGTTCATTTTCTGCGTTTGTTTCGCCCAGCTTGCTTTTGTGTGCAATGCGAATCGCTTTCTTTAGCACACCAGGTTTAACTTCCAATTCTTCGGCAATGGCTTTAACGGTGTCGTTGAGTCCCTCTGTGAGATCCTCAACTTCTTGCATGATAGTCATGCCTTCATTTATCAATTGTGTAAGTTTGGCTTTTTGTTCTGAACTGAACATTCTTGAACTCATAATATCTCCTGTGTTGAGTTAAATAAATTATAAACTTATACGTCAAAAATTGCAAGCGATATTTGCTCACTTTCAACCTTGGGGCACGACTCCCGTGGTTGGCGCAGCAGCCGCGCACACCGGTCCTAAGGGTGTTCTTATTTTTTTGGTTCGCATGTGCGAGTGCGTTGGATTGTACCATCCGCTTTGCGTTCTTCACGCCATTCTGTGCATACTTGAGTTTCTGTTCGTTCTGGTAACACTTTGTCCACAGTCCAGTTGGCTGCCATCCAGCCCATTGCACTAAA